TCCTCTATCTATGTGAATTGGGTGATTAAGATCTATACCTATGAATCTTCTAGCTGTTCTCCTTAGGTTCTCTTCTAAGGAGATAACACCAACAGTTTGATTCTGTCTTACTAAAAGGTCATAAGCGATTTCATTTACAAAAGTTGATTTACCTATGCCTGTGCCTGCCGTGATAGTACAGAGTTCTGACTTACGCAAACCATGAAGCTTGTCATTCAAGAACTGGTAAGGATACTCAGCACTGCTTTCCTTAGGATCTTCTAGTACTTCAGTTAATAACTTAGAAGCATTGATGATACCGTCAGGCTCATACTCCTTAGCGTTAAATACCATACCCATTATCGCCTTATGATCGTTAGCCATTAGAGCTTCATTAGCATCTTTATAGCTTTCAAGAGTTCCTATCTTTCCCTTACGTGGTGGTAGTAATTGTATATCTCTTTGTACTGCACTTTGACCATGCTCATCATTGTCATAGCACAGGATGACTTGCTCAAACTTAAGCAACCAAGGTAGTTGAGCTTTAATAACTTTCTGTCCTGACTCAACTCCATTAGGTAGTGAGACACAAGGCCAGTTCTTTCTTACTGCATGGTAAGAGAGACAGTCATACTCTCCTTCAAAGATTACTAAGAGCTTACCTCCATCACCCCACTTCTCTTGACCTAAGAATCTGCTGTCAGGATTAGATCCATGCATTAAGAACTGCTTGTTCTTCTTACGTATCTTGTACCCAACAAGTCTTCTTTGATCATCATAGATAGGCCAGAAGTAAGCAGTCTCATTACCATGCTTACCTTTGAAATAACCAAAGAACTTATTACTGTCTGAAGGTATTCTCCTAGATTTTATATCTACGTAATCACCAAAAGCTGGTTCAATTTCTTGTGGCGTCGAAAGGGTGGGAGTAGGCATGATACCAGTTGCAGGTTTGAAGTAGTCACAACCTGGAGTAAAGCAATACTCATGACCATCCTCATAGATAGCAACGTTATTATTGCTGCCGCATTGAGGACAAGGGGCATGAATTACTGACATTTAAAAGCCTCCAAGTTGGGGATCAATCCTTGGAGGCAGTGGTAACCCTTTCAAAACTTACCAACCGAACTATAGCGCAGTCCAGCGTCTTGGCAAATGTGGTCCCTTGCACCAAGGAATATTATGTTTGTCACACCACTGGGCATAAGTCATCTTTGCTGTACGACTTAGCTTTTGATGTGGATTCTGAAAGCACATCCTGAGATCTACATCAGGGTGTTGCTCCTTAAAGACCTTGACCAGTCTGCGGTCATCTGAGTCAAAATATCCTTTAATCTCTATGACTGAGCCATTACCTAAAACAAGATCAGGTGTATAGCGTCTGGGGATCACTACATCGTACTTATGTTTTTCGTACTCAAAGTGAACCCCATCCTCAGTGAGACTCTTAGCTACCTCTGACTCAAAACCCGAACGAAATCCATCTCTTGTACGTTTACCGTACTTATGAAATCTTCGGGAGGTCATAGCAGTTAGAAGTCTTCGTCTTCGTCAGCTACAGTAGCAGGTTCTTCAACAGCAGGTTTGGCTTGCTTAAAACCTTTTTGCTTTTTGAAAGCAGTAGCTACACTAAAGTCTTCACCACCACTGTCAGTACCGTTAAGAGTTACAGCTTTGAGTATCTGCATACCTTGTGGTACTAATCTCACACCACCCTTAAGAGACTTAGGTGACATAACCTTAGGCTTGACTTGAATCATCGCTAAAGTTCCCTCTTTAAGAGTGACATCCTTATTAAGTGGTACTAATTCACCATCTACTACTGGAAAAGGAAACTCTTCATAGCTTGGATTAGCTGTTACAGAAACAGTTACTGATCCATCTTCATTGGTTGTGAAAGGTGCAGGCCAATAACCACCACCCTTACCATTTTTCTTTTCTTTCCACCACTTACAAGCATTGTCATAGACCTCACCTAACTCAGTGAGTAACTCATCAGTATCCTCAGTGACTCTAAGCTTTAGTCTGTAGTTACAAGGCTGCTGCTGATATGTAGGTTGATTGATGTGATGAGGTATGTAACCCTCAAAGGTTCCTGTGAATTTCATGTCGGTATTTGAAAGGACTTCTGAAACGTAATGAAGAAGACAACCATTGTGAAGTACTTATATGCCACTTTAATGACCGTCTAGTATGCGTGATAGTACTTTTAGAAGTTCATTAGAATAAGACTGTTGTAGAAGTGTTGTTTAAGTGACATCACTACCTGTACAAAAAGTACAGTAATTTACAATACTGTAAGTATGTTTTATTAACTGAATGAAATTCGCAATCGCTCTAGCTGCCCTGCTAGGTGTAGGTACAGCTCCTGCACTTGCTGGTAACTTTTACATAAACACTGAAGCTAACTCTAGTTTCACTGGATCAGATTACACATCCACAAATACAGATCTACACATTGGCTATGAAGGAGGCAACGACACTGCAACTTACTACATTCAAGGAGGACCAACCATATCAGCAACTGATGGAGCTGCTGATACTAACACTGACTTATCAGGTAAGCTTGGTGGTTCAGTCGCTGCTAGTAGTAAGCTAGACATCTACGGAGAAATAGCTTTCCAAACAGCAGAAGATCTTGACAACAGCTATGCCACCAAAGTTGGAGCCAAGTACAAGTTCTAAAGCATCACATGAGAATTGTGACTGCCCTCACTGTACTGAGGTAAGGCGTCAACAAGAACGCTATGCCCAATGGCAACGCCATGCTAATGAACGTATAGGACAACTATGAAAGAATCATCCGAACTACTCAATGGCCGTCTAGCAATGATTGGCTTCCTTGCTGCTTTAGGTGCTTACGCAACTACTGGTCAAGTTATACCTGGTATCTTCTAAGGACAGTTACCAAAGTGGTATACTGTTAGTAGCAACGACTACCAGATCTGATAGCCTCAGCGCACGTTCATCCCTTAACTGGGACGCAGGCAACCTAACGATGGAACGGGCGTTAGGAAGTTAAAGAGGCTCCAATGACTAAACTCGTCTATCGTGGTGTTGTGTACTACCGTAAGGACCACTAACACCACCTATCGGTTAGGCCCTCAGTTTTCTGGGGGTCTTTCTGTTTCCCAATGATCGATCAAGTTTTTCTTAACCTGCTTCTCTTTGTCGCTAGCCCAGTGCTCCTTCTTTGCTATGCCATCTATCTTCTCAAGATGGTCGAGTAGCTCATCGGCTCTTGATACCTTCTCCATCATCTTCTAGCTCCTGTACGTCATATAAAGAATGTAATTGTCCGTCTGGACCCATGTAGAAGCAACCGTTATCCCTTATCTTAAGATAATCATCTTGAAGTAATTCGATAAATGCACCGACCAACTGTTGACAAGTTCCTGCCTCTAATACTGATTTGTGCAGGTCTGTCTGCGCTTCCGCTACTGAGGAGATCCTTTCAGCCTCATCAAACTCCCAGACCAACTCATGTCCTTCGTCTGCTTCATCCTCCAGGAACTCCAATGCCTTAGCTGCTCTACCCTCAAGCACCCTCATCCTGGCTAGAAGCATTGGTAGGTAGTCCTTGGCTACCCTACGTAGTGGCAAGTAGAATTTATCCTTTGCTGTTAGTGTCGGCATACTCAACACAAATGTCCTTCCTCCAATTTAATGCATCATTTCAAAACTAATGTGTGGCCGTGATAGTATTTTCCTTATCTTCTTGGTTCTTTAGTTTTGATTAATACATTTGTACTATAGACAGTGAATAGACTGGCACACCATGCTAATGAGATTCATTATCAATAAGAATACACAAAGAAAAAGCCCTAAATTAATAGGGCTATTTAAATAATAAGATTAGAAAGAATAAGGCTAAAGCTACATAACACATATCAAGTCTCTTTAAATACAACTATATTTGCTCTATTGTATTTACTGCATTCTCTACACTCATTGCAGTTGCTACCCTTATATGAGGCAGGGCAGGGAAACAAATCAACAGAGCCTTGATTAGTTTCTAATACTGCTTTCTTACCTGTATTTGTTTCTTGTTCTACTGCATAATTAAATAA